CGACCGGAGCAGCAACGTCGGTAATGATGTCGTCGAGTTGAAGCTTAGCGGAGAGCTTAGCCAATTCCGAATCGTCAGATACGATTTGCGGAGAACCCCAATGGACCTGTGGTAAATCCGGATGACCGGAAGGGACGAATTCCCACGGCGACTTCTCCAATCCTTCCATGAGACGCCTTGCCATGGTTTCATTATTCTCTCCACGGGGCGTAGTGACCAGGATTTTCATCGGGACAGACTTACCCAACATGTGACCCTTTTGAATGAGTTGGAGTGCTTCTGGGCTATTGAAGATTTTCTGCGCTTCTTCGGACGTAATGTCGTACTCGTCCTTAACATTGTGGTCGGTCGTCAAGCGGTTACGCTCTTGGGTCATGGTGAGTGTCCTTCTGGGAAAAGTTGTCACTGGATGTGCGTTCTCAGTAAGAAACTGTCAAATCACCTCAAGTGTTATCATTTTGAAAATACAAAACCCCCTTTCCCCCAAGCGTTTTTCGCTTATAATGAGGGAGCCCCCTTCGAGGGCTCCCTATCATTGAGGCCCCCTATCCCCCAAAACCTATCTATTATTACTATTGGCGGAGCCGATGTTCTGGTCTCTACAAACCATGGATAACACCAGTATTTTTTTACTTCAGTATTTCTTATATTATTAGTCAACATTTAACGCAGGCCCTTTAGAGGCCTGCTTATGTGATGATATCTTCTTTGTTCTTTTTAAAGAAGAAAAAATTTGAGAAGAGATCAAAAAAAGGAGGCGAAGCCCAAGCAGCAAAGCTTGAATAGTTAAAAGAATCACCCGATGGGTGAAAAAAAAAACCGAGATAAAGAAAGATACGGGCGGCGGCGGGCGCGGTCCTCGGCGGCGGCGGGCGGCGGGGAGGCGGCCAGGACCGCGTTAGAGCCTTTCTGAGCCGTTTTCTTGATGAGTTCGATACTTTCCCTACCCAACATTAATAACGTCTCTATGGGCCTAATATAAAAAAGCATCTTCCTACTTACCTATCATGTGGAACTCTGGTTCTTTCCCCTAACTACCAATGAGGTACTATGATGAAGATGCTCCGACGGGCTCTGGAGGATGCAAATGCCTCCGATCAAACCGGCGCGGAACAAACCATCGTGATGAAAGGTCCTCTGGCCGAAGTGTATGGCCGGGCCCTGGACGTCGCTTACGCGAAGAATGATCCGAATGCAGATGAGCCTGCTCCGGAAGATATCGCAGCGATGGAAAGTCAGCAGATGGATGTCGCCGAATTGCAGAAACTGGCCAGCTCGATTGCTGCTGCCGATGCTGCACCGACCAACAACTTCCAAACCGTCTACGGCGTGGCCCGCGATGATCTGAACGAAGACGTCATCGTGGACGTGACCACGCAATTGGCGGACCAGCCAGACCAATCGGAATTCGTGCTCGTGATTGATGCGACCAATCCGGGTGCGAATGGTGACGCGTCCAGTGCCCCGCAAGAACGCCTCGAGGAACTCTCATCTGCGCTCGAATGCATGGTGATGGCTCACAAAGGCAAAGTCTTTACGTCGCTGAAGTCCTACGCTGCATCCCGCCGTAAATAAGCGGCATACGGACCGGGGGTGTCCCCGGTCTTTATGACTGAAAGGTGAAGTTAAATGAAGATGTTACGACGCGCATTAGAAAGTGCGATTCCCAAACGGGTCATCATCAAAGGACCGGTGGCGCGGGCTTTGTCGATGGAAAGCCAAGAAATGGACATGGTCAAGATGCAGCAATTTGCCGTGGCCCATTCTCAGCGTGGGGAAATGAACACCACCAATCCAGAATTGAGTTCGCTCATGCGGCGTTATGCTGAACAAGACATCACGCCCATGGTAGGTACGGCGGGTCCTGCGAATGTGCTCTATGCACTCAATGCAGAAGACGCTAACGACGACACGTTGGTGGATGTGGGTAACGTGTTGGCAGGATTGGACAAAGATGCCAAGTTCAGCATGCTCATGAAAGACCATCCTTCGTACGATGATCAAATGAAACAATTGCTCGCTGCCCTCGAATGCATTGTGGCAGCCCATGGCGGTAAAGTCTATCATTCGCTCGAAGCATATTTCGAGTCCCTCTGATGAGGGCATAGAAGCCGGGGCTGGTCCCCGGCCATTATGACATCACGATGCCTTAGAAGTAGGTTACGATTCCGCGTGGAGTGTGGATACGTCCGCTTCGCCAACACATCAACTGCATGTTACCAGCTTTCACGGGGAAGCAAGCGTCTTGCATGAGGAAGTCTTGGCGGGGATTGGGACGCAGGGCTGGACCGAAGAGTTCGCGCGCAACATCCGCGATCTCATCCACCACATCGTACACTTCTGCTGGCAAGTTAGCAGCATTGGACCCCAAGTCAGTATCGGGGATTGATTCAAACTCCATGGTCATGAGCTTTTGGAGTTTGTTGATCAGTCGATAAGGCATTGCCTTCTCCTAGAAACTCAACATAATAAAAAAAGATGTATTCAGTACACACCCGTTGCCTTATGGCAATAAATGATGTGTCATACCTATTCGTGTTTTTTCCTATAAAAAACAACTTTAATCCTGTGTGTAGTATCTCACCTTTAAAGGCTACCTATGGATAAGAATATTCAAAGTGTGTTTGCGGACGAATGCGGGCATCTGGAAATCGATGCTAAATTCGTCAAACGCCTGCATGCTTATCAGGTCAGCTTTGTCAACAAGAACGATGACCACATCAAGTTCTTTGGCGGTAATTTGCTCGGTGTGGAAACCGTGCGTTTTCTCGACCAAGACCGTGATCGTTGGTTTGACGAAATTCTTGAAGTGGACGATGGTCCGCTGGAAGAGCGTTTGTTGGCATTGCCCATGGTGAATTCGGAATTCCACGTTTCGAGTGACACCATGAACCTGTCGTGTGTTTGGCTGGCCCATGCCATTTTCACCAGCAAGAAATTGTCTGATGAACAGCGACACGAGGCACTCATTGACGTGATGCTCGTGTTGCAGTACAAGTTTTTCACCAGCCGATATTATCGTCACTTCCGTTATCCCGCAGATCGGGCAACCGCGGAAGCGACTTATGCGCAACTGTCCTATAAGTTCGATATCAAGACGTACGGCAGTTGGTCGGCACTGTTCCGTGCGCGTGCTGAAGATATCGTCGCCAAGACGAGTATTCATTACCGCACGATCACACACATGGACGATGATCGCAAAGTCATCTACATGCTCAACGATACCCAAGGCCGTATTCGGGATATGTTGAAAAATATCTATGACGTTTTTCTGCGTGTCCACCAGCAAGGCATTCGTATTTCGTCAACCAGCTCCGTGATCGAACACGATGGCGTGGAAGTGTTGAAGGACAAGAGTCGCAATTTGTTGGCGTATGGTCGGTACATCAATTCGATCATTTCGGATCGCAATTCGTTCATGCGTGAAGAATTGATGGTGATCGTTGAGAAACTCATGCACACGATGCCGCCCAAGCTGTTCCGGGAGACACTCGAGTGGATGTCCCACAACTACCGGCAGCGCGGCGCCAATGACATTGAGGAAACCCTCAATGAAACCTTGGTGCACAGCTTTGATTACTTCAGTGACAATCGCGAGGCTGTCCGTGATACGCATGACTTGCCAGGACTCTTGGCTCGTTTGCGTGGGGTGTACATGTCGTCCCGGTCGACTGACCCAGTGCTCTTTGCATTGCGTGAAAAGGTGGAAGGCATTGTGAAGAAAGCCACTGGGAATAAAAACACCTCTGTGATCGCCAGTGTGCGCACCGGTGTGTTGTTGTATGTCGTGCTCCGCGCCATGACCATGACACACTACACCAAGGGCGCTTAGTTAGGCCCGTCACTTTTATGGGTTCTTCAAATGACCAACGTCATCCCTAGGTTGCTTAGTTGGTTTCTTTTGTTTCTTCGTAAGTTGAAAGGGCAGTACAGCATTGAAGAAATCAAGCATCCCAAGAATGTTTTGGGGAGCTTGACTGGCTATTCGGTCTCGGGCTACACCATCGAGATCTTTTGCCAGCGAAGGCACTATCGTCGGTATTATGATCATTGGTTTGTTCCGAACGAAGACCATGTAGCTTACCATGTGTTTAGTACTGTATCGTCGGACGCCCCAGATATCCTCAAGAAAGCCTGTGAACTAGACCTTGACATCCCTGCACTGTTACCGTCTTTTGTGCCAGATGAAGGTCAGCGTGAAGAGGTGGTAAGGGCGTATCTCGACTTGCTCATTCAGCGTCTCGGTCAACACCGCGACATGGCGGATGAAAAGAACTTGGTCGTCACTTACAAGTAACAACGCAGCATAAATGCCCTCCCCAGTTACGGGGAGGGCTTATGCCGCCTTAGCGATACATACCGTACATTTCACTTGCCGAGAGTGGACGATCAGCAAACGCACCTTGGTTGTACTGGGCTGCACCGGCTTGACCGGCGACAGCGTTATACTGGTCATTTTGCTGATACATCGACACTTGGTTGCGACGACGCCCTTTACGGGTTTCCGACGCTTGACGAATGAGTTCATCCACACTGTAGACTTCATCCGCTTCCAAGATAATCTGGTGATCCAGTGCCAAGAGTTCATGCTCCAGACGTTGACACACAAAGTCATCTTGCTCGTTCGTGAGTCGGTCATAGATCTCTTCGATCCGTTGACGAATGCGTTGTTGTTCCACCCGTTGCAAGGCGCCCATCGGTGTGATCTCTTCCTTGTGTTCGATGCAATCTGCACCGATCATCTTGGAATCAATCCCGTAGAACGAGAGATTCTTACCCAGGCGCAGTAACCACATCCCCATCAGCCACCCGATCACCAAGTCATCGTGCGAACCATCTTCGTGGTCGATCCGGCCATTCTTCGTCGTCAAGCCCGTGATCTGGTCGATCAAGTTCTTGTCGTGGATCTTGTCAGCCGCTTGCTTGGCTGCATTCTTCAGGGTAGACGAGTACAGTTCAGTTCGGCTAAACATCCCGCTGCCACTGGTCACGAAACCAAAGAGTTTCTTGTGACGTACGTAGATGTCCGAGGAGCGACGGTTCATCGGGAGTTGCACTTCCCGGAAGCGTTCGCGCTTTTCATCCGCTTCATGCACCACCAGATTGAACAGACGTTTGAAGGGATCGATCCCGTATTCCGGCAACATGATAAGCAGGTAATCCAGAATCATGGCACCCGAGGAACGACGTTCGATGTTGGCCACGAAATTCTCATAACGCACGAACATGTTCGCAAGCCAGCGCGAAAAGAGAATGAGATTGGTTTCATTTACTTGCAACGCTGCAACGACTTCCATGGTGCGGATATCGGTCAAGACAAAACCGATATCGTCACCACCGCCAGCATCGGATGGGTCACCACCCAAGACGTAGAAGCTGTCGGCCATCCTCCATTCGATCTCGTCTTCCTCGATGTACCAGCGAACGATGTAGCCTTCTTTGGTGATCTCGGTGTACTTGACGTCTTGTTGGCTGCGCACGATGCGTTCAAGCAAGTCGATGCTCAGTGGGTGTGTGGCATTACCCGAGGTCCACAGGTTAAAGTAGTCTCGGTCTGCATCTTCACCTTCTGCCACGGAGTTATCGAGTTTCTCTTTGAGCCACTCGTCCGTCTTCCCAAGTTGACGGTGGTTAAAGGTGGCATTCACACGGACCACACCAGCCGGCGAGTTGCGACGAATCATCGCATAGAGTTCGTCAATGTTGGCGCAATCGAAGAAATGTTCCGTCCAGACCGCAGCGTCGTTCAATAGCTTGTAGACGTATTTGCCATCCCTGTCATCCTTCTTACCCGCGGTGGTCGTCAAGATGGTACCGTAAGGCGTGCCTTGTGCTTTCGCACGGTCCACTGCAGCACCGGTGGCTGCCAGAGCAGCAGGCAATGCAATTGAGATATGCGATTGGAAAGGTGGTTCGTCGATGTGGAAGATGGGTGATGTCAGACCGCGTCCCATGTTGTACGCACGCTTTGGCGACGATTGCGGAACGTGAGTCGTGTAACTGTTACCCAGCGAGCGGATCGTGATCTCTTCACCGTTGTTCGCATCTTCCCGGCTCCGTTGTTGCAAGTAGCGTGGCATGATCTCGGCGATCTCTTTCAATCGCTCGATGTTCTTACGCCGCAGCGTATCGTCCTTTGTCAACAAGTTGATTGCCGTGTTCTGACAGAGGATGTTCATCAGGTAGGTCATCAAGATGTCCGTCGAGAACGATTTACCGGTCTGACGAATCTGGATCAAGATGATCATGACGTGATTAAAGAAACACCAGAACAGCGCGATGTTACCGCGGTTCGCTTCCAGCATCACGGTCTCGTTACCCGCAATAGCAGGTGCGCGTGCAATCTCGCGGAAGAAGAACCACGGATTGATACTGCACTCCAGTGCAATCTTCGCCATCATTTCCATGGACAAATTCGGATCGAACGGATCGACACCGACGAGATCTTGATCCACAAGAGCCAGAATGAATGCGTGGTTCTTAATCCCCATCGACCGGTATTTGGCGGCGAGTTGGACAAAACTTTGGTTGGTGGTTTTGATGTTGGGTTTCGCAGTCGGATAACGACGCCAGTCGTCGGAAAAGAGTATCATGATACTTCCTTAGTAACTGAAACTGTCACCATTCCTAGCCGAAACTGGGAATGGTGACAGTGCAGTTATCAATTGGTCTGATAGACAGGCAAGCCTGCGATAGCGAGTTGGAGGTCGCCATCGGCAGTGCGCTTGAAGAACTTCACGAAGGCTGTCGAAGCATTCGTCAACACTTGGTTGATCGTCAGATCGGCATTCCACTGCGAGATCGGGAACTGGACTTCCGTCGAGCCCACGATGATCGAGAAGAAATCCGGGTCCGGTGCCTGCGATTCACGGCTCGGATCAACCAGCGGTTTAGTGCGGCGGTACATGCGGTCCAGCCACTCGTCACGGTTCTTGGCATCGCTCGTTAAGTTCACCTTCATCAAGTTTTGGTTGATGAAGGTGGTCAAGGCGTAGTTACCCGTACCGAACATCGGATCTTGCGCGGGCTCGAAGCCAATGGTCCAGTTGGTACTCTGAACCGTACCTGGTGCGATGAGCACGAAGTCGATCAGCTGAATGTGTTTATACGACTTATAGATGCCATTGACATCCTTGAGGTCGATTGCCACACTGATTTGCTGATGGACGCCGTAGAGCGTCGGATTGAACGCCGGACCAGCCCCACTTGGCTTCACGTAGGGCGTCACGTTATACATGACGTTACGGTCGAGGTTATACAAGAACCATTCGATGCGGTAGCCCACGGCTGTGCTGACCCAGACTGGATAGCCAAACAGTTTGACCGAATACGCGCCTTCCGCTTTCGTGGTGGTGACTTGGTAAGTCTCAGTCACAAAGCCATCCCCCGCATTTTCACCATACGCCACTTCATTGTCAGCGAGGTTGTACTTCAGGATCATGCCGAACTGTTGTCCAACCACCGTGGCCACATAACCTTGCCAACCGAATGCGATGAAGCGCGTGCCGTCCACCGGCAGCTCGAGCGTATCGCCGTTGCTGTAATGGACCACACCAATGAGATCCAGACCCACCGTCGGGACGTTGATCGGGTACTGGATGAGCTTCGGATCGCTCTTGGAGAGGAACGGGCTCTTGATCGTGATGGCTTTGACATACTTCGTACCGATGTCCACACCACGGATAAAACCGGTATTTTCCGCCATCAACTGACGCTGGTAGACAACGTGTCCATCTGCCGAGAATGCCAGCAGAGTGATCACTTCACCATCCAGAATGTTTTCCGTCGTGTAGCACGTCGGCACAGTCTTGATGGTGTGGTTATCGATCTGGTTGATCGCAGCCAGTTTCAGCGGAATATCTTGACCAAGCAGCGTGCCGGATTGGTCGTAGAACGACGAGATTACTTTGAAGTTACCCGTCAGCTTACTACCGCGGTACAAACGCGCCACGGTAGCATCCACATTCGGAACAACCACACGACCATCGACCGCCAGCGTGTACGGCATGACGTGTTTGTCGACATAGACGCGGAAGATCTCCGAACCAGCGCCTGGCCCCACGCCGAGGGCGAGTTCCATTTCGTTGAACTCACCTTCGTCAATCGTTGTCACCGGGGCCAGCGTCGCTACCATGGTGGTGGGGTCGATCGAGACGACCTTACGCATGAAGTTCGTATCGGGATCGATGACGTAATCGTCAATATTCGGGACGAAACGGTTCTTACCTTGTTGGCCGGTATAGATTTCCTTGATGCTCCATTGCCGCCAGTTCCCGTTGGGGTCCCAGACGGGTTTGATCCCATCCACGCTCCCCGCGATGCCGTCCAATGTCAATTCAGTAGACATCAATTTTTCTCCTGTTACGTCGAGAGGGTCAGGAAGTGAGAAACTTCAATCCCTGCATCTCGCATGTAGATGTTGATCACCCGCAAAATGAACCGGTATTGGAAGACAGTCACGTCCAACACCGTGTACAGATTGTGCGGATGGATAATTACGTAATCCTTGTTTGGCTCAAGGCCCGGTTGCGTCGGGTCAAACTTGAGCAGTGACTCATACGGTGAGCACATGTCCATCACCGTATTGTCATCGAAGTCCGTCGTCAAGCGTGGGTCATTGAAGGCGCCCGAACGCAAATCGTGAATGATCTTCGATAAGAACGGCGAGTACACTTCGTAGAGCGACTGAATCACATTGGGTGTCGTTTGCACGGGTTCCGGCATGAACGCAGTCATGTAATCCGAAATGGTTTTGTCCACCCCCTGCGCTTCTGCCCGCAAGTCGTACGTATCGGACACGGCATTACCGCGCAGCGGCACGACGATATCGCGCAACATGTACGGTACACCATTCATCGCATTGGGTACCGTGACGGCCGCGTTGTCTTCACTGAATTGCAACGCACTGCGATCCATCGTTGCACCACCGACCACGATCCGCATCACTTTGTCATCCCGGATGTCGAAGCGATTGTTGTGCGAAAGCAAACCGTATTCGATAAAGCCCACATCCTTCGCTTTGTTGCGATTGAAGTTGGCATCAGCAAAACCCATCCCACGAATCGTCAGCTTCTGCTCATCCGTTTCCGGATTGATAAAGTACTTCTTGCTGATAACCACGACTTCCGGGAAGTTCATGACGTAGTCAATTCCTTCAATGAGGCTGTGGCCGTTTAAGAAGATGTCGTACTCACCTTGCGGGATCTGTCCCACCCATAACGCTGTGACGCCATTGCGGGTTTGATAATGGTCGATGCTGAACTTCAAGAGACCGTCGGTCATCTTGAGGTGCACATCGTACGCCAAGAAGCGCGCATTGCTGCGAACCAGCGTGTAGTATTGCGTCGGATCAAGAAGCCAAGTGAGTTGGTTATTGATCACGGCATACATGCTACTACCCGTCACGTCTTCCCAATGGTTGTTGGGCAAACCGCCTTCGATCCGGCAACGGTACATGCGGTAGTCGAGTGTCGGGTCCAGCACTTGCGTGCTTTGCCCATACGTTTCATCCAGCGATGCGTCACCCAAGCCTGCGATTTGTTCCACCAACGTGCACCGGCGTGTATAGGTGAAGTACACTGTGCCCACGAGATGTTGATTCCAATTGATCAAGAGGCCGTTGGCGTCATATTCAAACGCCGTCGAATTCATGAAGAGACCGTGCGGCACCTTCACGGCATTTTCACCATTGATCATTCCCACGATTTTGGGTGTGTCCGAGATTAGCTTACTGATGGCGTTGTAGCCGTACGCATCTTCCACCATCTGTTTAGTGACGTCGATGATCTCCGAACGCATGATCTTCGTGTACGCAGCGTTTTCCAAATTTGCTGCCGTCCACTCCGGCACCACGGCGTCAAGGCCGACCAAGGCATTCATGATCTTCGGTTGCGGGAGCTTGTACAACTCCTTGATCCGGTTAGCTTCGTTCACGATATCGCGTTGGTAACCCGACTTACGAATATGCAACCGTACCGTCAATTCCGACACTTGTTGCCAGCCCAGGCCACTTTGCAAGTACGCTGCAACATATGCAACTGGAATCGAATAGTCTTTGTGCGTGAGCATGCGCACCGCATCTGGTGCATTGCGGTGGTAATAAAAGCCTTGATGGCGACCATTCTCGACCTTCACGACAAACATGTCGATATCGTCAAAATAATCGATTGTGTGGTTGTTGTCTGCCACGTAATGCAGCAAGTACTTGTGCTTGTTGTCCAAGATGCTGACAAAGCTTGCCAAATCTTTGACAGGAAAATCCACCACGAGATAAATCGAACTGTCGTAGATAAATTCCACTTGGTCTTCAGGTTTGACGGTCACGAGATCGATCGTCGAGACTTTCAAGCCATTGACAAACGCATACGTCACACCGGGTTTCGCAGCAAAGCTTTGGTACTGCTTTTGTAGCGCCAGAATCTCTGTCGAGTTACGCGGCGACGCACTGACCACTTGGATGTAGTCGTTGAGTGGGTCCGAACGCGAGCTACCGAAGTAGGCGTTGCTGTAGACGCGGAAGAACAGGTCTTGGGTATTGAGGTCGACTGGAATCTTATCCGGCACTTTCACTGCCATGATCAAGTCCTTTTCAGGCGTGACCATGTACCAGCATTGCGACAACATCAAGCGATGACCGGCATTGACGTAGACGTCAGCGATCAAATCCGATTGGTTACAAGCATCTGCCAGCGTCGTCCAGACACGGTCCGATTGCAGCAGACCTAAAAGCAAAGGGTGCAAACCGCCGATTTGATAGACATGGAACCGTGGCCCCGCTTCCGGCATGGCGATCGTCCGACGAAGTACTTTCATCGAATTCCACGCACCACCATACCCGGTCAAGCGAGCCAGTTGAATCCGTGCCTGCATGTCCTGATTCGGCGTGCACCACACATTTTTCAATGCATGGTCAACAAGGTAATCGTTCATGAGGAAAAAACCTAGGAAGAAAAACCACCACCCTCCAAGAAGGAGAGCGGTGGTCGAGGGATTAACGAACGGTCAGGGTGTCAGCCATTTTCGTCACAGCGCGAACGAACGTCTGACCTTCATTGCGGAACGAGGAACGTTCGGTGATCTTCGTGACCACCGTATGCTTGTAGGTACGTTCCGTGACAGCCAGTGCGCACAGGGCGATCCAGGTCGGCGGATGTTCCAGCGCCACCGCCACCATTTCACGCCAGTCGCTGCGAGCGAACGACGAACCGAGAATGGCGTACATCAGACCGGTATTCAATTCATCGAGACGGACCGATTGCGTCACTTGCCGGGCCAGTTCGCAGAAGTGGCCGATGGAAACCACCACCGGCACGGTGTCCAGCATCTCCATCGTGACTTCTGGCGACACCCGCATCGAGCGCTGCAGCGCCGTAGCCAAGGCCATCTTCTCTCGCTCACTGAAGGCGGTTTCGGTCACGAACTGCGAGTTGTACCAGATCGCCGACAGGATGGCCAGATTCAGCTGTTCTTGCGGGTCCAAAGCAAAGCGCCGCGCAATGGCTTCGCTGACCCAGGTAGCAAACACCGCCATCGGCATCGGCGAGATATCGCGCAAGATGGTCGGCGCGTTGTCCAGGAACACGTAGTTCAGCTTGGCACGCAACTGGGCGAACTTATAATCGATCAGGTTACGCACATGGAAGGTGCCCTGATGCAAGTCAAACTTACCGAAGGACCGTACATCGATGACAATCTTGACATGGTCTTGGCCGTCTTGCATGCCGATCGGGTGCGCAAAGGCCGGTACGGCATCGGACACTGACGCACCCCCTTGGACTTCGTAAATACCGCTCGTCCCTTCGACGAGGCGAAGTTGACCATTGATGTGTGCTTGATCGATCGCTTCCTCGGTCTTCTTCATGAGGTAGTCTTTGCATGCCGTCGTGTCGTAGGCAGTTTTAAGAACAGTCATTTTGAATCCTAATTAATGTGCCTAACGGCATGAAGTTTTCAAACTAGATTGGAGGAAATATCCAATCATCCTATGTTAAATATATACTGCGTTTTCTGTATTTTTTTAACGAAGAGGTACGCTCGAGGGCCTTGCTGCAAAATATCTTTTTACATGAATATGATGCAGGGCATCGTCTTCGAAACCATACCATTCATCATTAGTGACAGGAACAAACATGACGGCCACGATTCTCAACGCCGCTCCGATGACCCGACTGCTGGGTACTCAAGACATGAGTACGCGGCCGCCAGTCGCGGAAGCCGAGGCGCTCCCGCAGCACCTCCCCAAGATTTACATTTACGCCGAAAAAGGTCCGACCACGCCCCAGTTGGTCGTCGGTGCTTCGCGTTCCGCCATGTATGGCGACAACTCGTTCGACCTGCGCCTGCCGTACGCAACGCACCAAACGGTGTTGGCGAACCAAGTCAACGCACAGGGCAACGCTGCCATGTACGAGCGTCTGCAACCGACCGACGCCAACCCGCCGGCGACCATTCGCCTGATGCTCGATCTGCTGGCTTGCAAAGTGCCGGTCTTCCAGCGTAACGACGACGGTTCCATTATCCTGGACGACGTGGGTAACCCGGTCACCACCGGCGAAACCATCGACGGCTACAAGGCCAAGTGGGTGGCCGTGGGTATCGAGAACGACTTCGGCGCTGCAACCCAAGAACCGGGCGACCAAGTCTACAACAGCGAACAGTCGGTCCGCTACCCGATCGGCGATTTCGAAATCAGCTCGTTCGGCAAGCACGGCAACAACAAGGGTCTGCGCCTGTGGGCACCGACCACCAAGTCGTCGATCCCGATGGATACGCGTCTGCTGGGTCAAGCGAAAACCTTCCCGATCCGTATGGCCTGCGTGCAACGCACCAACGAAAACACCACTGCCAAGGTCGTCGAGACCCTGGCCGGTGAGCAATATGTCGACGTCGTCCTGAAACCGGACACGATCAACATGGCCACCGACAAGCTGGCCTATGTCGGCGATGTGTTCCTGCAGAGCTATCAGAACGTGTCCGACCCGGCTTTCCCGCCGGTCTACGGTCCGTTCGGCCGCATGCACATCTACGACGACGTTGTGGCCACCGTGCTGGGCCTGGTGCACGCTGCTGAACTGCCGTACATCGATTCGTTCTCGGACTTCACCGGCGCCGACGACGAAGCCTACCTGGTCAATCTGCTGGGTGGCCAATCGTCCGCTGGCGTGCCGTACCATGCTTACCAGCTGGTCAGCAGCGGCACCGATGTGGTGCGCCTGTCGGAAAACTCGACCATCTACGCCCGTGGCGGTTCGGATGGCACGATGAATGAAGACCTGTTCGCCCAACTCGTGGCGGAAAAGGTCGTCGAGTACGCTGATGAAAACAGCTACCTGATGGACACCGCGAAGTATCCGGAATCGATCATCTACGATTCGGGCTATCCGCTCGAAACGAAGAAAGCCCTGTGCTCGTTCATCGCGCAGCGCAAGGACACCTTCGTCGTGCTGTCGACCCACACCGTCGGCCAACCGGCACTGTCGGCGTCCGAACAATCGTCGCTGGCCATCGCTCTGCGGACCCGTCTGCAGATGTACCCGGAATCCGAGTACTTCGGCACCCCGGTGATGCGTGGGATGATCGTCGGCCGTTCGGGTCTGCTGACCGGCAGCCAGTACCGCAAGCGCCTGCCGCTGACCGTCGAAATCGCTTCCAAAGCGGCCGCCTACATGGGCGCTTCGAACGGCATGTGGGCCAAGAATGCAGGTTTCGACGCTGCACCGCTGAATCAAGTCTCGATGTTCACCGACATCGACGTGACCTTCACCCCGGTGTCGGTCCGTAACAAGGACTGGGCCAATGGCCTGGTCTGGGTCGAATCGTACGACCGCCGCAGCGTCTACTTCCCGGCACTGCACACCGTGTACGAAGACGACAGCTCTGTCCTGACCGGCTTCTTCACTGCCATGGCGTGTGTCGAGCTGCAAAAGGTGGGCGATCGTTCGCGGCGCGAGTTCTCGGGTCGTTCGGACCTGACCAACGCTCAACTCATCGAGCGCGTCAACAAGTTCATCGAGGACAAAACCCAGGGCCGTTTCGACGGTCGTTTCATCATCAAGCCGAACACTTACATGACCTCCGCTGACGTTCAGCGTGGATTCTCGTGGACCACCGCGATCCAGATCTACGCACCGAACATGAAGACGGTGGGCACGCTGAGTGTCGAGGCTTTCCGCATTGAGGATCTCCAGCAATGAGCCGCTTAGCCGACGCCATCCTTCAATCCGGCACCGCTCCCGCACAAGGCAAGAAGGCAGCCATGCTCAACCCCATCTATGGTGGTCAGCATGGCCTCGCGCCGGACCTGTCCGAGTGGGTGAGTAACCAAGCGTATGTCCGCCGTAACCTGATTTGCCTGCTGGTGGAAGCCCCGAAGGGTTTCCAGTACTTGCCGAATCCGGATCAGTGGGTCGCGACGCTGCGTGCCGCGGTTGAACTCCACGCCATCTCGATCGATGGTCTGAACCAGACGCTTGACGTCGAAACCACCGAGACCCCCGTGGGCGGTGGTGGCGAAGTGCAAGAAGACTTCGTCGACGTCAAGCGTCAACGCAGCCAACCTGTCATCCGTATCCCGGAAAAGGTCGGCATGCCGTTCGCCAACTTCTTCGGGGGTTGGATTCGCAACCTGATCATGGACCCGGACACCAAGTACCCAGCGATCGCTACGCTGGCCAAGGTGCCGCCGGACATGCTCGCCGACATGTATTCGGCCACCATGCTGTTCATCGAGCCGGATGCGCTGCACGACAAAGTCGTGAAGAGCTGGCTCGTGACCAACATGTACCCGAAGAACTCGGGCGAGATCACCGGTCGCCGCGATCTGACGGCCGCCCACGAAGCCGTCACGCACGACATCAACTTCACCGGTATCGCTCAATCGGGCGTCGGTGTGGATGACTTCGCGCAGAAGGTCCTGGACGGCATGAAGATCACCGGCGCGAACCCGTACCTGCGTCCGGCGTTCGTGGACAAGATCTCGGCTGACCTGACCTCGACCCAGAAGTCGTACAGCCGCGGTGTTGCGGATCTGGCTGCCAACGCTATCAAGCTATAAGCAACCAAAAAAAGAAGGACTCTCAATCCCTTCTTGAAGTGTCGGCGCAATGTCGTCATAAGAGCCCAAGAGAGCTTGACGCTCTCTTGGGCTTATGCCGTGTGTTTCAATTCTTCCAGCTCGCTGCGTTCGTCATGTGGAGATGGGGCGTAACGTCGTTTAAAGCGGCGTTTCAAATCTTTGGCCAATGCAGCTTGAGGGTTGTAACCGACCAAATTCTTGAAATGTTCTTGAAGCTTCGCATAGGCTGGCGTTTGCTCCAACTGCTCAGTGACCCATTTGTCTTCGTGACTCATGATTTCGTCCGATGAGTGTCGATTTGCATAACGTGCGACGAGCCTTCCGGTGCTTTCCAGATGTTAAAATAGTCACGGTCAGGATACTGTTTCGCCAGTTGCTCCAAGCGCTCCATTTGTTCACGCTTTTCTTCGTCCGTGTAGGGTTCACGACGAACTTTGATTTCGTAATGCGTTACATCCAGCATTTCCATCTCCTATTTTAATTCGCCCATGCGAAGGATTTCATACCCTTGTGGAGTAAAGTATTTCTCAACCTCGTTCACGAGCAAATGCCGGTGACAAAACTTTCCTTCTGGACAGTAGCAAGCAAAAGCGATTTGCGGGCGCTTGACAATCGACTGCCATTTTAGTGGAAACAGTCGTTGAGATAATGCCATGCGTTCGATATAAATGCGCGTGTACTCTTCTTCCGACATCTCACCGCGCTTATACGCCATGACGTCACTGAAGTTGGGAGCGAACGCGAGCACGCCACTTTTGGCGGTGGTATCCAGAAAGTAAATGTTCTTATCTCTCGCCACTCGCCACTTGGCGATCTGGATCGTCCACACTTGGATTTGTTGACCCATGTGTCTCCTTTAAAACGTGGAAAGATAAAGTCGAGGAAGGAGTAACAGGATCGTTACTTCGCATAGCGACTTCAAACAACAGGGTAGGGTTCGCGGGATCATCACGAAAGACGATGTCGCGCGTAAGCTTAGACATGATGCATCCTTTAAGAAAAAGAGGAAGCTATTTCCTCAAAGGATGAAAGTAATTATTTATTCCGCAGCGTGGTGTAAGTGTGGGAAAGATCACGACTCAACAATCTGCGTGTCCCCATGGGCGCACCCAAGTCAAAGACTGCGTCATGATCTTGATGAAGTTCATCGTAGACTTCTTCCGGATGTCCCACGACTTCGAACTTGTCCAGCAAGTGGAAGTTCGCAATCTTCGTGTCGTACCACGGCGTATGGGGTTTTTTGTAGACAGTTGTCAAGTGCACCGTCAAGTCACACAACCCTTCACTGGCAAATTCAAGCATTTCTTCATACAGTCTCGCACCCCCTGCGATAAAGATCTTCTTGTCCAATGCATCTCCATCGCACCCAAAGAGTCCGATGTCCAGGAAAGCTTCTGGCAAACTGCCGACATAGTGCGGCCGGATGGCGCGCTCGACGATATGCATACCTTCTTGTTCGCGCTGGCAGGCATTGCGTGGATTGGATAAAGTCTTGGACACCACAATCACATTGCGGCCCGGCAAGCCACTAGGAAGCGAATTGAGCGTGTTTCGACCGATGATGACGTAGTTTCCCATCGTCAATCGTTTAAAGCGCTGGAGGTCCCCTTTGAGCTTCCAAGGGATCGTATTTTTGTAACCGATGTCACCATCCGGTGTCGCAGCCACAATCATTTCAATCGGGACTTTCTTCATGTTCTCTTTCAAGATAAAAAAAGAAGGGGTTGCCCCCTTCAGGATTACATCTCCAGACGCGTCATTGCCACCTTGACCATGTGTTCGGGAGCACGTTCGAGGATGATCACGTCGCTCGGGTCCCAAGAACTCCAGCGCATATCGGCTTCGTAGGACACCATCACGAATGGATCGACAGAAACGACGATGGCGCCAGGATAGACTTCCGAACCGGAGCGCAGCGGATTGCCTTGCGGATCACGCGAGCGAACCATGACACCGACTTGCAGCGGGAGTTCGAGCGGTTGGGTCAGAAGATCGATGACTTCGTCTTCCGAGATCAGCATGCCGTCAGCGATCTCGCGCACTTCCATCCCATTGCGTTGCGCTTGCAGTACGAGGGCGTGACGCGTCTTACGAAAGAGGCGGAACGTTTCATTGTTCGCTTGCACCCAGCCATCGGTGATCTTCAGGGATTCCATGGCGTTCACATCGTCAATGATGCCTTGCAGTTTGTTTTGGATCGAGGTGGTGCTCAAAGGGAGATTCATAATCCTTGTCTCTTCTAGAAAAAAATAATAGAGCATAAAGAGAGGACCCGAAGGTCCCCTCTCTACGTATTACGCCGGCGCCGAATTACTTCTTGCCGAAGGCAGCCATCGCCATTTCCGACAGCTCGGACTTGACGTTGGCCAGCTCGCCGCGGTTCTTGGTGCCGTAGGTCACGACGTCGACGGTCAGCGAACCGTACTTGGTCTTGGTGCCGGTGGTGCCGTCTTCGTTGCGGTTCGGAACCTGGCGCTCGCGATCGAACGCGTAGCCGATGTAGTTCTTGCCGTTGTCGCTGGTCGGGATCGTCAGGGTCGCGCGTTCCAGTTCCGGGTTCTCCGCCATGACCGGCGTTGCCAGTTCGCCCAGGGCCAGGCCGCCAGCCTTGATCAGGGTGTCGCGGTAGCCTTCGTACAGGCTGACGTGGTCCATCGTCAGGCCTTCCGGCAGGTTGTCCTTGAAGAAGGTCTTCGGCGTCGGCGTGGTGCCGGTCTTGGCGTCGACGGTGATCTCGGCTTTCAGGCGATCGGCCAGCGAACGGGTGGCTTCGGTGATCTTGGATTTGGTTTCGGTTGCGGTCGTCATGATACTTTTCTTCCTTGATTTAAAGTGCTAATAGTAATGACCTTACGGTCTCGTGGTTATCTGTGAACTACAGATAGTCGTTACGCGGTAGCGGTTTGTGCGCCACCGAAGATGCGGCCGAACTTGCCGGAGCTGGGTGCCGCGGCTTTCGGTTCCTTCTTGGGCGGCTGGAACAGCGCCGCCACATTGTCGCCGATCGGACGGGAGTCCGATTTTATCTTGACTGCGATGCCGGTGGTTTCGCTCACCTGCTGCAGCGATGCTTTCAGTTCGTCGCCGTCGAGCTTTCTGCCGAAGTGTTCGCAGGGGTTCAGGTGCTTCCAGGAAGCCAGACGGGCTTTCAGAACCGGCATCTTGAGCAGCTCGCTGACTTTCTTGCCAGCGTTCTCGGGCTTTTCGCCGAGAGCCCTGTACGCTTTCTTGTAGTCGAAGATCGCGGCGATGATCTTGTTCTTGCCCGAGATGACTTCGTAGAACTCGGGCCGCACACGTACGATGCGGATGATACCGTCGTCGACTGGATTGGTGTCCATGTTGACGATGTCGCTTTGCATGACGTCGCGGAAGATCGAAATCTGTTCCAGTGGGGTATCGATCAGCGGGGCATGCAGCGTCGCCGTGCGGACCTTGTCGTAATCGAAGTCGCGCTTTCCGATCTTCACGACGATGCCGGTGATATTGGACTGCGTCTCTTTCGGCACACGCGGACGACGAGTGGGCTTGCTCTTATTGTTCATGGTAGCTCCATTAAGGGATAAGAATCAACGACCCCGCGAACCGAAGCGCTGGGTCGTCTGGGGACGGGTGATAGTGTTGCTCGGGCGGCGGTCCGAAAACGTTTTGTTCGGTGCCGGGAAGTTTTGCTGAGCCGATGCTGCAGAGCCCGCATAGCGCAGCGGCGTCAAGCCTTGACGGGCGCGCATGGTGTTGCAAGTTTCCAGCAGTTCCTTCGGCACGAAAGCCGGCACTTGATTCTCGCCCAAGCGGGCGTTCTTCAGACTCACGGACGAGATGACGAAACCTTCGATGTCGCCTTTGGTGTCGATATTGATCTTGTCGGCATTGGTAAGCATGAAGTACTTGTCACCATTCTTGACCAGAATCGTCGGCGTGCCTTCCGGTAGCGATTTCTCCGGCAACGTCTGGACCATCGCGCGGTGCGACTCGCGGAAATCGTAGAGTTGGTTGATACCGACCGTGGTCTGGTAATTCGTGGCTTTGGCCGAATCGATGACGGCTTTAAGGCGGTGCAAGTTACCGTTATAGTACAGGACCGCATCCTTGTCAATCATGAGATTGTTTCCCCTTGTTAATTTGGAATGAGCTGTTTCGCATACAAAGCAGTCAACGCGTTATTTTTTAACTCATTGATACTGCTATCTCAACATTGTGATATAGGTCTGAAAGTTTTTTGAACAGACGACATAAAGGCTAGGGTTGCCCCTAGCCCCTATGCCCTTACCAGGTCATGTACGCCGGTCGGCTGTTCCGGGTCGAGCTGGTGTCTTTCCAGCCACAGCTCGTGAACAACTCATCTGCAGTCAGCAGTGCCGACTCAGTGGCCACACCCATGGTGGTGGCAACTTTCAGACCGCGCTCGAGTTCACCCCGCGAGAACGAGGTTTCCGACATCGATTCCAGCGACGGCGAGCAGAACTTCTCTGCCACTGCGATACCCGGCTCGTTGACATAATCCCAGGTCACGATGGTTTTGAGCACGCGCTTCGTGACACCGCCTTCGCGGAAGTCGTCGGTGAACGCACGGATCGAGAAACAGACGTTCTCGTTCGGATTGTCCAGCGAGGCTTGCAGAGCAGCAGCATTGGGACCGGCTGGTTTGACCCAAGCGACGATGGCAATGACAGGCTTACCTTGAGCATCCTTCACGCGATTGAAGTCGATGGTGATGTCGCGGAAGTGGCAGCACACATTTTCTTCGTAGATCGACATGACACGGTTGGCGAACTGGTCATTCGTCATGCCCGGCAAGAACTTGGGATGGCCGTATTCGCCACGCAGTGCACCTTTCGATACACGACGCATCAGTTGCGATGAGCCTTCGAACAGCTTCTTGGCCTGTTCGTAGACATAGAACTGGCCTGCCGAATTGAAGACGTTCAGAGCCCCCACGACAACTTCGTAGTAGCCCTGCTCATCTTTTTTCAGCAGACCAGCCTTATTGACCCCGGCCAGCGAGGTACAGGCGAACCTGATGGAATTGAGAGACATAATTTCTTTACCTGCGGAGAAGGTCTTCGATACGCTCAACACGGTCGGTTGGCGTCACCAATGCACTGACCAAGCCCTCGTGGAAGTAAGAGCCCGCCAGCTTGTTGGTGGTATTGGTGGCCGCGTAGACGACGCTACGCAGTGCGATGAAAGCCGGCGGTGTCTTTTCGATGTCGGCAAGTGCCTTCACGAACTTCCGGTAATACTCATGCCGGTCTTTCGGGTTGCGAGCGATCATGGAAACGATCAGCTCAGTCACTTCATGGTTCTTACCGATGTTTGCACCAGCGTGATACGATGCCGTATCAAAGATTTCACTGAGCTTGATGTAGCTCAGATACCAGGGGACACGACCTTTGGAAATGATCTCGTCATAAATGCGGTACACCAGCGTGTCCGTTTTCACAAGAGACGTACTGGAGATGACCGTACTGCCAGGCGGGAAAACGAATTCAAAATATTCTTCGTCTTCGATCATGATCCGCACTGTCGAGACTGGTTCGATGCGCGTCATGGCGTTGACCATCATGACGCCATAAAACTTATCGTCGGTGACCACCGCGGCAATCCCGACGATTTGGGTTTCAATCCCGATGTAGGCCAAACCACGCTCCGCATACCGCGAAGGGATGTAAATGCGACACCCTTTCGTGGTCACAAGTCTGCCGTCTGGTAACTCTTTGAGTACAGCATGAACCTTGGGTGCATCCAGTATCAGATTCTTGGGGTTCATGCTTGTCCCGCTTTAGACCGAGACGATCTTGAACTGGGACGACACCCAGTGGCCGACGTACTCGATGATCGATACGGCTGCTGCTTCACGCACGTCGATGGTCGGGTTCTCGCGCTTGACGCGTTCGATACCGGCCAGGATGCGGTGCGCATCGGTGCGCGCGAAACGGGCTGCGCACACCAGACGCAGGGCCAGGGACCACAAGTCCTTGACATCTTCGGCGTTGACTTCCGCCACCAGTTCACGGAACTTCTGGATGACCGTTTCCCGGTTGCCCAGCGTCGCTTCTTCGAAGAACTCGTCGCCTGCTTCACGGATCTGGCGTTCGAAGTTGTAGGCCAGCGCTTCTTTCGTGCGCAAGAACTTCTTGTTCGATTCGATCGTGGCGGTGATGGCGGCATGACGGGTCCACTTCGCTTTCAGCATTTCTGCCTTGGCGTTGAGGTTTTCCACCGTCGAGATGTATGGCAGGTCCAGCATGTTACCGAACAAGATTTCATTGCTGCCGCCGGCCTTGAGCCATTCGTCGTACACGAAACCGTAGACGGTGGTCTTGGTGCCTTGGACCGACTTGACGAGGGTCTTGGCTTTGGCGATCTTGTCCAGCTCCATCAGCGCACGACACAGACGCGCACCGGCTTGGTTGCGGTAGTTCGCCATGACTTCGGCGTACTGGCGTTGGTCCATTTCGGTTTCCGGCAGCGGATCGTCCAGCAGGCGCCGTGCCAGCAGGAAGATGATCAGGGCATTGTCCACGCCACATTCGCGGTCTTCGATGAAGTCACGGAAGGTGTAGACGGTGCGGTCGTTCAGGCCCGCCGGGGTTTGTTGGAAGACGTTTTCCCACACTTTGAGGATGCAGGATTCGCCCAAGCCGGCCGCCCAGCTTTCGATGTCGGTATCGATCGATGACGAACCCGTCTTCATCAGTTCGAGCAGATCCGATACCGCCACGTTCGGGCAACGCGCAGCCAAGGCCGGGTTGTCGTACGGGGTGTTGTCGAACATTTCGACCAGACGTGCGAAACCGCTGTTCATCACCGGTGCCGGTGGGTTGAACGTGATCACCTCCATGCCCAGCAGGGTGGACACGTTTTGGCCTTCGATTTGTTCCAGCACACGGTTGACCAGATCTTCGACAGTCGGTGCCACCACGTTCTTGGCAAAGCGCATGTGTTCTTGCACTGCCCTCACGCACGGGTCGACGATGTTGTCGAAGGCCATATCGTGCGGCGAACCGCCAAAGACCTCATCCTTGGCGTTGGCGATGTATTCGATGTCCGACAGGCTCGGGGTGACCGAACCATCCGGGCCGACGGTGACGAACTTGTCGTCCGAACGCGTCGCACTGACCAGGATTTCCAGCGGCGTACCGGTGACCGGCATGAGCATCAGGTTGTTCGAATCCAGAACATCCGTCAGCGGCATTGCACTGTTGAGTGCTTCATTGGACAGCATTATTGCGCTCCCGTGTGTTTGGCGACCTTTGCCTGGAATTGGGTCTGGGCCAGTTGATAGACAACACCGCGCGAGAGCGGCGAACCGTTGAAGGTGTCGGCAACTTCGTTACCGATCACGCCTTGCACGATGGCGTTGACGAGTTCGCCAGCATTGGCCAGCGTCGTCAGCGTTTGTTGCGACTTTGCGTGTTTCATGGAATTTCCTATTACGAACTTAAAGAGGGTGGGTGCCGCGCTATTGGAAGGGCTCCCCGAGAGGAGCCCTATGCCTTACGACCGGTAGGCCGCTAGTGCTTTCTTTCCAATCACGTCCAGAAGCGTTGCGGTGGTGCCAATGGTGTCTGGAGAGGTCACGATACGATCGTCGATGGACTTCTTGCCGAAGACAGCATCGATGACTTTGCCAGTTTCGGTTTTCATTTCACCAGTCATGACTTCAGAGAACACCGTCTTCATCTGGTTACAGAACACGCCTTTATCGCCCACACCAGCCGCCACATCGGCAGTGATGTAAATGCGGATCGCGGCCGTATCCAATTGAAGCGGATCACCATCGACACGGAAGCCTTCGTCGACGCTACCAGTAAAGGCCTTCTTACCAGCAGCCTTGTTGCGACGTGCCATCTCACGGTCCGACGCTGAAGCCAGTGCTCGCAAGGAGTCCGACATGTCTTCTTTGTCACCGTGGTAGAATACTTCAATGCGTTCGATGACGCCCTTGGCTTTGGCTTGCGGCGATTGACCACCCATCACACGCAGTGTGTCGAGCGATTCCTCGTCAAACAGACCAGAGTTGGCGGTGACGGCATCTTCAATTATGCATAAAATATCCTCGGGCTCCACGTTCTGACCGATCTTGGCCAGTTTGCGAACCGATTGATCGAAGTTCACCACAATGGTTTTCACCTTCGTGGCTTTCGTCGACAAGAGTTCAGCCACACGCGGGGAAATGCTCGACGCGTCTTCCAGCGTTTGCGTCGATTCCAGCAGCACAGTTTTCACCATGATACCGGCTTTCCAGATCACGTTGCTCGGGTTCAGGATGTCTTTCTCGAAGAAGCCATCGTTGTAGCAAATGACATCGCCTTCCTTGAACTTTTGACCGACCCGCATTTCGGACACGACATTGTGCGGAATCGTCAGACCCGCTGCGTTGCCGAAACGACGACCCAGTTCAAAGCCCTTGGTTTCGCCATCATCGTACTGAACAACAATCCCTTCTTCACTGACTGACACGACTTTACCCGGCTTCTTGGCCGTCATGGCAAACAGATCGCTCGTACGGTGCGGAACGACTTGCTCGTAACCAGTGCGCACAGGCGACTGCCGGTAACCCTTGCAGGCAATCCCGTGACCATGTTGAATACCCACGAAGTTCACACGTTTCGGGTCATCGCGGTCCGAACCCACCGAGATCAGCGCCGAAGTCGAGAGCAAAGCTGTCGCGCCCGTCTCACCGGTCTTGTAACGCTTACTGATGCCGCGCAGCGAGGTGAACTGCGGGTCCGCACTCGTGTAGGTATTGATGGCCACGTCCGAGGAGTCCACAGTCGATTCGGAAATCGTTCCCATGTCATTCGGATGGTACAGTCGCGTATGTTTGACCATGCTGCGGCTGCTACGACCGCCCGTGCCGTTATACGTCACGGCTTCCATTTCCTTCAGGTTTTGGATCGGGTTGATTTCGTTGACAATCGCAATCGACGGATCTTGGGCGATGTTCTTCCAGACCGCGTATGGATGCAAATCGATCGGCAGTTTGGATTTGCCAGCACGGCCTGCGTGCGCGCGCACCGAGCGCACCATCTCCGAATACACAGCACCTGCCATCCGCTCGTAACCCTTAATCCGCATGTAAGCCGGATCGAGTTCATGCGGGTGGTCATCCGTCATCAACATCGTGCACGAACGCATTAAGAGGCCCCGGAAGTCCGTCGGTTCTTTCATTTCCACCAGCAGGTCACGGGTGATCGGGTCCACGAAGAGGTTGTACAGATGTTCGATCTCGCGCAGATAACGCACACCTGCACCACCAGACTCCAGCACGTTCAGGTACACAGCCCGTTTATCGAACTCGTACACACTGTAATTGCGGATCGAGCGATGGTATTCGTTAAAGCCAGCCATGACAAGCGCGGCCAAACGATCTTCGCGATTGAAGACAAGCGTCTCATCGCTGAACACCACTTCGTATTCGTGCGGAGCCAGGTTCACACGCGTACCGGCTTGCACCCGACGCGGCGAGACGCCAAGAAGCGTCATGAGCTTTTCCAAGCCCAGCTCGTAACCCAACACGACACCGATCGGGATGTTGACACCCAACACCTTCAGTTCGGCAAAGTCCACCGGGGCTTTTTCCGACGGCAAGTTCAAGATGCTTTCCAGCGTCCCGAAGTCTACCAGCGCATCCAGGTTCGAGACGTAAAGCGTACCGTCTTGATCCATGACGAGATAACGCTGACTGTGCACATCGTGACCGATGATGATTGCACCGTCTTTCTCGTACTTGGCCATCGCTTCTGCACCGAAGAGCGCTACGCGTTTGGTGTGGTCGAACGAGCAGTCGAACGCAATGTTCTTCATGTTCGCCGGCGTGACGGTTGGTTTCAGCGTGAAACCACGGAACCCCATGGCAATTGCCGAGTACAGACGCGGCACCTTTTCCATGTTATCGAACACATCCGACGGTTGCAGATTGGTGATCGTCGTATTGACGTCGTCCAATCCCATGGCCATGATGTTGTTGCGCAGCCAGAGGCCGTAGTCGTTCACCCGCTTGGTCGAACGGGACACGAACACCTTGCCGTAATAACTCGTCAGAGCCACGCGGTCCGGTGCAATCTTACGGATGGGAAGCACTCCCATCAAAAGTGGACCATATCTTCATCCTTTCCGTTTCTCGGAGTTAGGATGCCTATCGTTTCGGTCGAAGTCTAACATCTTCGAGATCTATCGATCACGCACAAACTTCGTACGTCCTACTCTACTCGCTTTAATCATCTCAATTGATGACCACTTGACTTTATACAAGTGTGACTCTACATTTCTGTAATAGCTTTCGATGGCCTCTGAGCCCACTCCATACATCTTAGATGCTTAGGAGCTTTGCTGCGTCGGTTATGTCTTTCAACAACGTTTTAACCATGCCTGATTGGATCATTACCCTACAGGTATTGTGCTGCGTTTCCACGCACAAGTGGTAGAAGTTGAAATTATAGACGTTTTCCCGCAATTAGATAGGTTTTACAACGACTGTATTTCCTACAGTCTGGTGACCTTGATGAATAAAGAATACTTCTTACAAAATCTAAAACAAAGTTTTGATATTGGTGTATTTCTGAGTCAAAAATAACTCAAGATTGCGGACTAGAATGTCTAATGGAATATCGAACCTTTTGTAGACGTCCATCGCTGTTTTGCATGTGATGATTTTATCATCAACAAGAAACCAATACCTATAAACTTTTCTTAGTCTTCTAATCAATTCATTTTCGACAGAACCGTCTCGAAGATTGAGATAATTCAAGACAATCAAATTACCGCCAGCTTCAGCGACAAGTGATCTCTTAATCTCATCTCTTTCCTTGGTTCCCTGATGACCTTCATCTCCGCCGAAGAGTTCCACCGGCATGTAGTGCTGGTGACCATGAAATTCAATATAAATGTTGAATTCTGGTAAGAAGAAATCAAAACGATATCGGTGAGGGAATAGTTGATATTCCCGGACATGTTTGATACCATATTTCTTCAAAACTACTTCGATGGCTTTTTCACCTTTCGATTCAAAGCAAAGTCTACATCCATTTTTAGAACTAACGTGGCTATTTGGTTTTTGCCAAAAAGAACCATGCTGGTGACAGATAATTTCAACAGGTTCTTTATTGCCACAATACTTAACTTTGCTATAGTCGTAGGTGTCGCCATGTGCCTCTCTAGCGTTTTTGATGAAGTCCTCTGTCGACAACGTGTTTTCTTCCCTGAAACATTTTTTACACTTAGATCCGTCCAAATGTGACGCTGCTCGTTGTTTAAAATCACCATGTTTCTTGCAAGTGATTGTAACTAACGATGCGGTTGTTTCTAATACCACTTTCCCATATTCGTATTTTTCGCCATGTATCTTCTTAGACTTCTTAATAAAATCATCTAAGGTCAGCCTGCTGTTGTCTTTAACACATTTCGGACAATCAGTTTTTTTGACAGCATGCGAATAAGGGTTTTGCCAAAAAGAACCATGAGTGCGGCAGATAATTTCTACATCTTCATTGGCGTTGATGTAATTGACCTTGCTATAGTCGTATTTATCACCATGTACTCTTCTGGCTTTTTCGAGCATTTCAGATTTCCTAATAGCTCGTGGTATTTCGTTGTCACATTGTTGACATCCGTGTATAGAACGGTAGTGTTGATCTGGAGTGATTAGAAACTCACCATGATCTGGACATGTTAGTGTCACAACCGTGTCTTTTCGAATGTAATGAACTTTTGAGTAATCGAATTTTTCACCAAATCTCTTTTTTGATTTGGTGATGAAACGTTCGCTATTAAGCGCTCGATTATTATCGCACTTGATTCTTCCACAAACTCGACATCCAGCTCCAGATAGATGCTGATGTGCTTTCTGGTGAAATAATCCATGATGAATGCAAGTTATTGCTATCTTGTCGTGCGATAGAAAAGTTTCAGGAAGAAGATCGTAATTGTACTCTTCTGGAATTGATCCTCTCTTTTCAGAGAGTTTTTGTAAGAAGTATCCCTTATTCATTTCTCATTATGCGTTTGTTAGATCACACAATGAGACTGTTAATCACCACGCTGCTTACGCATGCGGTACTTGATGCCGTTGGCCATGTACGTACCGTCTTCTTCCAACGCCGGCAGTTTGAAGCGGAACGTCGACGCCGCACCTTCCACTGGCGTGCAGCGGATCGTGTAGTCGTCGTACGCACCCATCACGTCTTCGACGCGTTCTTTCTCGTAACCGGTGATGGCGATACCTGCATTTTGCAGATTCAGTACCATGCCCGATACGTCGCGATCCATCACCTTCTTGATGTAATGGGTATCGAATGCATGCAGGCTCGACTTGAGCATCGTCTTATCGATGACGGTCTTGATGTCTTTGATGGCGGGGGACGATTCGATCTTGAGCAGATGCGGCTCGATCGTGGCGAATTCTCCCAGATGCGACTTGCCATCTGGCGCCGTGATCGTCTTGTACGACTGGGACAGCTGTTGATAGTGACGATACTGCGCAGCCGACAGCAGACCTTGGTCAGCCAACCGGTCACACACTTTCATCACACCTGACTCAGGCGTCCGGGCATCTTCGATGACGATCTCTTGCTTTTCGCCTTCGTGCGGACCGACGTGGTTCTTGGAGATGGTTTCCAGCTCAGCCAGATCTTTCGTCAGCTGAGCTTCGAATTCGTCGTCATGCTTGATATCGTCCGCAGTATCGTCCGGCGTATCCAGGTCGTGACCCTTCATGGCTTCCGTCGGCAACTTCGTTGTGGTTGATGGTGTCGAGATCACACCACTACCATTGTCCTTCGGAATCACTGGATCTTGCTTGACAACTTGTACGGTGTTTTCCACCAGCTTCTTCGCGTCTTCCACGCCCTTCTTGCCATCGATGGCGGCTTCCACTTCAGGCGCGGCCACCGTACGCACTTGGAAGAGTGACATGGTCATGCGAAGGAACCGGCGTTGGAATTGACGCGCATCCAAACCCTTGGTATTCGCCTTCGGGTTGGCTGCCAGTTCTTCTTCCGTGGCTTGACGCCAGCTATTGAGCAGGCCCAGGTTCATGACGAACCAGCGACCCGACTCTTGGAAGATGATGTTGACTTTGTTCAGCTGATCTTCTGCCACATGGTTAATGACCGAGTCTTTACGTTGCGCACCAAACCATTTCCACAGTTCGAGAATCATCAAGGATTCCGGCGTATTGAAAATCTTGATGACCTTTTGCGAAATCGCACCCGAACCAATGTTCAAGTCCGACACACTCGGCAATACCGTCGGCAATTTGCAGACGATGAAGTGCTGACGGTCGTTTTGCTTGGCCACGTCACCGATGGTTTTCCACACCGACGATTGGATGTTCCACCACTTGTAGTACTCGCTGTAAAACGAGCGGGCATAATGGTACAGCTGCGGGATGAAGCCGTAGTTATACACCAAGAGCGTGTTCTGGTCACGGGTGGCCATTTCCAGATTGCGCATCGGTTTATAGCGGCGGTGCTTGATGTGGTACTGACGAATCAACGTATCGACCGCCACGGTCAAGCGACGCGGCACACCTTTGCTGTCCCCATTCGTCGTGATGTGCGCCATCTGGATCGGACGATTGATGTGTCGAAACATGAATTCGTCGGACGCCGGACCCGAGTCGAGCGGACTCATCGATACGTGGTGATAAATCGACTTGCGCGGTAGATCGAGGTCTTCCAAATTCGGCATGATTGGCGTCGTCAGGTGCTGCGCCTTACGAATGCCAAACCGCTTGTAGAAGAAATCGTAGAAGAACATGGACTCAAGCGAGATGTCGCCTTGCGCCATGATCTGCGATTCCAATGCAAGATTAATAGGGCCTTGATACATGTTGGTCTTTCGTTAATCGTCAGTGAGGTTATACAGGACGAGTTCCACCGTGGAGACAGCCACCGAAGAAACAAACTTGCCGTCCGTGCCGACGTAAGCTTTCTTCTGTTGGAAGTAGTCGTCGATTTCCTTAATCGATTCGTCCGAATACGTTGCGTTACCCGAAGCCGTGTCGCCATCAAAGTCTGCGGTCAAGCCGTCGAGCTTTGCCGAATGCGGCACCAAGGAATTCACAAACGCAGCCCCGGTAATGGGGAAGGAGTGCGCTGTGTGCGCATCATCGATGGGTTCCCACGCATCCGACAGCTCTTTACGCACTTCGGATTTGATGGTCGTCTTGACATACATCTTACTCGGGTAGATCGAACCCACGCCAGTGATCGGGTAACGCGTCACGAACATTGGGTACTTATTTAGCTGGGTGTAGCACGACAGGTACAGCAATTCACAGAACGTCAGCGGATAGACATCCAGCTTACTGCGCGTTCCAGGCACTTCGTTGATGTCCTGGATAATCTTGAAGGTGCCGTCCGGCCCCTTGTAAATGAGGCCGAGATAATGGCCTTCGATCTCCAAAGGTTTGTGTCGCATCTCTTCTTCGCCAAAGGCGGTGATGACTTTCTCGATCCCTTCGTCCGTCATGAAGCGGTCGAAGTACTGGGATTTCAATTTCACTTCTACCATGGTGCGGGTTTTCTTGTCGACGAGCTTGGCCGGGGCATCCACGGTCGTAAAGACTTTGGACAGGAAACCATTGCGCAGCAAATAGCGCGCCACCGGCAATACGGTCTTTAAACCTTGGTATAGACCGACCACCGTGTTGTTAAATTTGACCGAGCCTTCCGAACCCAAATACGCCGTACTCGTGTCCATGGCGGTAATCACGTTACGTGTACCGTTCCAGATCTTACGTGACGCCCACTTACCCATCAGGAGCTTCTTCTTACCCTCGATCATCTTTTCGATGTATTCAAAGAGTTCGTTGAAGGTCCGCTGCAGAGAGTAACGGGCATTGTTAAGCATCTCTGGATTGGTCTTGACCGACACTTCGGAAATCGTATTCGACACCGACAAGAGTCGCATGTAGAAGTCATTGATCTCGTCTTTCTCGACGCGACCATCGCTACCGATTTCCACATCCCGCAGCCCCGCCGGCATCACGACGATTTTGTTCGTCATGGCGAGATCTTTGTACTTGGCGATCATCAAGATGTTTTGTTGACGCGCATCGCTCTTGGTTTCTTCGAACTTGATCGCCTTCCAGTATTGCAAGAAGTAAGCGAAACCCGTTTTACCGTTGACCGGGTCCGAACGCTCGAAGTCATTGATGGCGTCATTCCAGAGAGCATATTCAGTGCCTGCCATGATGCCGCCATACAGCCGCTTCAATTGGAGCAGGGCATTGTAAATCACCGGGTGAAAGACCGGGACCTTGATGTCGATGTAGGAAAAACGCTGGCTGCGCTTCTCATCGCCGACCCGACCGAAGATGCTCACGCTGAACAAACCATCATCGTGAAATTGAGTACTACCAGCACCTTCGAAGATGTCGAGCGATCGAACCGGTCGCAACCCTTGCAAAACGTTGGCGTTCAAATCGAGAACGCTCACGTTAAAGGGGATTTCAGAACGGGCTACCATTTATCTTATTCCTTGAAGAAACGTAAAACTATGAAGGGGTCACTATTGACCCATCCACTAGGAGTGTATTGTCATGGCAAAAAAGAAGCAAAACTTCGAACTCGATGATGACTTCGGGTTCAGTGCCGACTTGGACATTCCGGATTTTGACTTTGACCCCGCAGAAATCAAGGACGACAGGAGCGCTGTCACCAAAGTTGTCTCGGGTGTCAAAGACGGTGTGAAGGATACGGTCATGAGTCCGTCCTTTATCCGTAAAATGATCAAAAAGTCTTTGCCACAAGGGTACGGCTCGGCCATGGACATGGCAGATGAAACAGCTGATACCTTTAAGAATCTATACAATGACGCAGCCAAAGAGATCAAGCCTGTCGTCAAGGACATGAAGCGTGTAACGAAACGACTGATGCCCGCAGCGGAAGCAGTCCTCCCACGCAAGATGGCCGAAAAGATTAAGAAGTGGACGGAGACTGATCCGGATAAGCCAGGTAGTTTCGGCATGTCGGCAGACCAAATGCGTGAAGCATCGCTGCAGGCCCAGATGGGAGAAATCTTCCAGTATCAATCCCAGCAACAAGTGCAGGACAAAGCAGAAAATGAAGCAAAGCAAACAATTCGTGACAGTATTGAGCATGATCGCCATCGCGACATGCTGGGTCAACTTGATGCCATGCGCGTCAGCCTTCAACAGCTGGCCGGGTATCAGGACAAGGTGGACACTGCCTACAAGCGAAAGAGTTTAGAACTCCAGTTCCGCCACTACTTTGTGGCGGTGGATTCGCTGGAAGAACAAAAGAAGTTCAACACGCAAGCCAGGGAAAACCTGGAAGCGATCATGAAGAATACCGGCTTGCCGGACTTCGTGAAGCTGCGTGGGACAGAGCGTTTGCATGAAGTGCTCCGTAACAAGTTTATCGATGGCGTCAACGACAACATCTTCTCAAAGCGCCGCGCCATGATTGGCAACATTGGCAAGAAGATGGGAGTGGCGTTCAAAGATAAGTTCTCCGGTTTCTTGGACAATGTCAAAGACGGCATCGGGGCGGCAGACGGTATTGCTGACTTGCACGACATGCAGCAAGACTTTGGTGGTGCTGCGCCCGGCTCTGTGGAACTGGGTGGTAACATTGTCGGTAGTATGGCGGCCGACACCATGGGTGGTCGATTGGGTAAGTGGATTCGCAAGAATACCAACAAGATCGATCCTGAAGGTCGTGTGGATAAGATTGGCAATAAGCTGCAATACGGTGTGGAAAATGCGCCGCAGCTGTTGGTCGATTATGCCCGTAGCGATAAGCATGAAACGGGCGGGATGTTTGACGGCTTGGTTCGGACCCTGAAGGACGCCATTCTGTCGTCCAACAGTGTGGATAATACTATTCAAAGTGACAACTTGCGTGGTATGCAAGACCCGATGACGTACAACCGGGCTGCCAACAAGTCCATCGTCGAAATCATTCCAGGTTATCTCGCCCGTATCTACCGCGAATTGCAAATCACCCGCACCGGCAATGAGAACATCGAACTCGTGAGTTATGACTTCATGACGAACAAGTTCAGTGAGAAATCCAAAGCCGTCAAGTCAGTGCTCGGTAGCATTGTCAAAGAGTCCGATAAATCGACCACGAAAGATCAGTTTGACAAACTGATCAAAGAGATCGATCCGGAAAATACGCTGGACGAGAATAAGCGCAAAGAGTTGGGTAAGTTCCTCCTGCGGGAAAACCTGCGCAATGGTTCGGGTACGGCCAGCCGGTTGAAAGATTACGACACGTACACGGGTAAGCTCGGTCGTTATGCGGACAAGTTCTCGACTCTCTTTACGAATTACTTCGAGGACGATAAACACGGCGAGAAGCAGCTCAAGATGTCCAGGATGTACAACCAACTGGGCTCGAGCATCAGCGATTCGCGCGCGGTGATCCAAGATCATGTCAATGCGGGTAACCGCCAAGCCTTGGAAGAATTGGGTCTGCTCAAACCCGGTAGCGATGCGATCGACATGAATCGCTTGTACGACTATGTCTACGGAGATGAAGAACAGCCAGCGCCTACCCCGGCACCGGGTCAACCGGCAGCACCGCAGCAACGTCGCCGTGTTATTAACCAGCGTCGCGCAAGTCAGCGTCCGCAACCGCAACCGCGTCCTGTGCGTCAACCGAGCCCAACCTTGGGTCCGGCACCGCAACCAGCTCAGGTAGCGTCCCCTGCGTCGCTGCCAGCGTCCCAACCCATCAATCTCGATGTCCCAGCCCAGCCGACGCATTCGGTGAATCTGGAGATCACCAAGCTTGTCGATGCCATGAAAGGCTCGTCGTCCGACATCGTCAAAGCTGTTAAGGATGAGAGTGCGAAGTCCATTTCGCAAACCATCAGCGACATCTTGGCCCGTATCGAAGAGAAGTTGAACAAGGGCATCACGATCAACTTGGGTGGTGGTGAAGCAGGTACAGCTGGTATGGCGGGTGGTCCGAGTAGCCGACGTTGGCATCAGCGTTCCTTGAGCGAATTGGGTTCGGGTCTTTGGGGCTTGGGTGGTCGCATGCTGGGTAAAGGCAAAGACAAGCTGCAACAAGGGAAAGACAAACTGACCGATTGGGGTGGTGTGGCAAAGGACTACCTTAAAGACCAGTGGACGAACATCCGGGAACAGACCGATGTGTTTGTGAAAGGTGAGATCGAACCACGCTTGCTCAAAGCCAAGCTCGAAGCGGGTGTGTACCGCGATGCCATCAGTGGCGATGTGATCCGTCGCTACAAAGACATCAAGGGCGCCGTGATCGATTCGGAAACCGGAGAGTTCGTCCTGAAGAAGGAAGATTTGAAGAACATGTTCGTCAAATCCAAACTCGGTAAGAAGATTGTGAACGCCACGTCGTGGTTGGGCGGGAAGCTTTTGGGTGTTGGACAAGGTGCCTACGGTGCCATGCCGGGTATCAAAGACACCGCCATCAGCTGGGGCAAGAAAGGCATTGGGTTTGTCAAAGACTTGCTTGATCAACCGCAAGACGTCTACGTGGAAGGTCGAGAAGATCCAGTTCTCTACGCCAGTGTTATGCGGGAAGGTTGGTATCGGTCCAAGAAGACCGGTAAAGTCATCACGCGTCCCAGTGAGATCGATGGTCCCATCCTCGATGAGAATGGCGACATTGTCCTGACGAATGAACAGTTTGGTAAGGGCATCTTCGATAAACACGGCAAACCGATTCGTACGGGTGTGGCCAAGATCACCGGTGCCATTAAGGATGCATTTGCATTCGGTACGGGCTTGGTGACGAGCCTCTTCGGAAAAGGGATGGAAAAGCTCTCTGGTCTGAAGGGGAAATTCGGTGGGATTGGAAAGTGGTTCGGTGATCTGTTCAGCAAAGGCGGGATCTTCTTCGGTGGCGGTAAGACCGTGGTAGACCGCTTGACGGAAATCCGTAACTTGCTCAATGACCGACTCCCTGCGAAGAAAAAGCATGTGGTGGGCGATGTCGATGGTGACGGTATCCGTGAGGGCAGTTACCAAGACATGCTTAAGCATAAGTCCAAGTCGGAGAAGAGTAAAGCAGAAGCGCAAGCGGCTGCGGCTGGCCAACCTGCAGGTCCTGCAGGCAAAGGCAAGAGTCTTTTCGGCACGGTCGGTTCGGGGATCAAAGGTCTTTACGATCGGCTGCGTGGCAAAAAGAAAAAAGGTGAAGACGAAGACGAGGATGGCAACCCCATCACCGACATCGCGGAAGATGTTGCCCGCGACAAGATTGAAGATGGTCTTGAAGGGCGGGGTCGTCGTCGCGCGGCTCGTGCCGCGAAGGGTAAAGGTCGTTTCGGCAAACTTGCTGGAAAGATCGGCCTCAAAGGTGTGGGCAAGATGCTCGGTCTCGCCGGGGCTGCGTATGGTGGGTATAGCGCGTACGAGAATCTGAAGGAAGGGAACTATGGCGAAGCGGCCATGGATGCGGGCTTAACTGCCGTGTCCTTGGGGGCGTCCACTGCAGGCATTGGTGCCACCGCCAGTGCGATCGGTGCGGGTGCGGCTACCATTGGTGGTGCGCTCCTCAGCGGCGCTGGTGCGCTTATCAGTTCACCTGTCCTTCTGCCTGCGCTTGCCATTGCTGCCATTGGTGCGGGTGCCTACATGGGCTACAAGTACCTGAGCAAGAAAAAGCTCGATGCATTCTCCAAGCTGCGTTATGCGCAGTACGGTTTCCTCCCCACAGATGAAGACCATCTTCAACAAGTGCTCGGTCTGGAAGACGACCTCAAGAAGGGTGTGGTGTTTAATAGTGGTGTGGCCAATCTGGATGAAAAGAAAATCGACTTCAAAGACGTGGTCAAGAAGTTCGGAATCGATCTGAAAGATAAGAATGCAGTACAGAACTGGCTGCGTTGGTTCCTTGCTCGCTTCAAACCCGTGTACCTCGTCCATATGTCGGCGATGAACAAAATCGCTCCCCAAAAGGGACTCGATGATGTCTCGTCGCTCAAGCCGGAAGAGCAAAAGCAATACCTCGAGATTGCCAAGTACCCGACCGGTCCGTACGATGAACGGACGTCGCCCTTCCCTGACATGCAATCCCTCAAGGCTGGTTCTGACGAGGTGAAGAACATGGCTGACTTGGCCGATGCTGAAGTCAAGAAGGGTCTCGGTTCCAAAGTCGAGGACAAAGGCACGGGCCTCGATGCTGCGAAAGCGGCTGCGCCATCTGTAGCAGCTGCAACAGCGGCAGGTGGTGTATCAAAACCACAAGCGGCGACAGTCAGTAACGAAATGCTGAGTCAAGTCAAGTCTGATGCAGGTGCCGATACAGGCATGACCGATTCGCGGGGTGTCATCACAGCAATGGGTGTGCCAATTGCAGCCAACCAATTCGCCACTGGTAAAGTCGGAGGTCTGCCTGCCGTCCGTTACAAGACGTATGGCTTGAAGGAATTGGTGCTCGATAAAGTCCGCGCACTGGACTCGCTGGAAACCTACGTCCTCAAAGAAGTCAAGTGGGGCAAAGGCAATGTGGCAAAGTGGGAAGGCTCGGTCGAGAAGGCCTTGCAGACCATGGGTCCCGTGTTCGGTGTCCAAGTGGGGACAAACGATGACTCGTCGAATTGGATGACGTGGTTCAGCCAACGTTTCCTGCCGACGTTCATGAATTACCTCACTGCGATTGCTGCTGCTACGGATAAGACAGACCCCAAGATCGCTTACGTGATGCTGAAACCTCAGCAACTCGTGGATGTGGCAATGGCGGTCTACACCAGCAATGGTCGTTACAGTGGCTCGAACGTGAGTGTGTGGCAAATTCCTGCCTCCCCGTGGCCGAACTACGAACTGAACAACGATGTGAAGTCCGTGGAAACGAACGTCAATGGCTTGAAGGAAGATGCCAAGCGCACCGTGCTCGACGAGCAAAAGGGCAAGACAGCATTGGGGAAAGATGCCCAAGGAAATCCCGCCAAACCAGAAGGCTTCTTTGCGAAAGCAACGTCGTCGGTTGGGAAAGCCCTCACCTCGGCATGGAATACCGTGAAGGATTCGGTAACGGGTCTCTTCGGTGGTCCGAAACCGCCTGACACCAATGGAGGCCGGGAGGTGCTCCAGCCAGGCAGTGGAACAGGTGGTGACATCAATTCCATTCCCAAACCCACAGGGAACAAATCTTGGGCGGCATTGAAGGATACCATTTTGGCTGCGGCGAAGATGGTGGGTGTCGATGAAAAGATGATGGCAACCTTTGCTGCCATCGAGT